GTAATTCTGCAACCATATGCGCGGTGGTCCATGACAGTAGCCGCATCTTCCAGCCCCATACGATAGGCGCGGGGTAGGGCGGCGTGGTAGGTTTCTAGTTCATCGGTAAGGATTGCATTTGCCCGCCGCTCGCCGTTGATGAGTTCGTCGGCCTCTTTCAGAATGTCGGTTCTGGTGTTCTCAATATCCATCACTCTTGCTCCTTTGGTGTAGGGGTTTCACGCGCTGCGCCACATGCCTCGCAATACTGCCAGCCGTGGCGGGTTGAGTTGTCAGCCCAATAGTGTCCTTTGGCCTCGCAGTTTACGTTGAAGCTGTGGATCAAATCGACAACGGCTTTACTTGCATCGGTCACTTTTCGGCCTCCTTTAGTTTCTGCTCGATTAGATCATCAAAACCTCTATCGAAGTTTGTGTATGGGGTTCTGGCTTTTGTTTGCATAGTAGCAAGGTCGTCGGCAGTATACATTTCCAGCATGGAAATAGCTGCGTCTTGGCCACGCTGGTACTGCGTCGGTTGCGGGAGCATTCGTAGTTTAGTTTTAACCCAACTGGTCACTTCAATTCCTCCTAATTATGGGTGTTGATTTCAGCTATTGCCACGTCCGCAGTGCGCAACCACTTGTCTTTTGTGTAGTGACTTTCCTTTGCAAAGGCAGCAACGGTTCGGCGGTTTGCTACAGTAAACATTTGTGATCTTTCGGCCTCTTCGCGCCACAGCGCTGTAGCTACTTTTGTTCTAAGGTCTGTCACTTGTCGGCCTCCTGATTATGGGTGTTGGATTCAGACCAGTAGCGGTCGTGTAACCGGTCTTCCAATTCACCAACCGTCATGCCAACTGGAACGCCGATTTTTACCCGTCGCCCATCACGCGCAGTGATCCACATGGTGAAGGCATACGAATTGACCTTGAGTAGTCGTGACAGAAATTTAAAACGCATCGCTTATTCCTCCTTTTAGTTCTTCGATTTGCTTTTCCAACTCCGCCGCATACGCCTCGGCTTCTTGGGCGTCACGCACAGCGGCCTCGTAAAGTTCCTTATAGTCCACAACCGTGCCAACCAGACGACGTGTCAGCGAGGCCAACTCCTCATCTGTGATCGGCTTGCGCCCTTGCGGTAGGCGACTCATTCCCCCAACCCTTCGGGCCTTGCCACAGGGCGTGGTGACGTTGCAGGGGCCGACGTGTAATCACAATATACGTCAACCTCATGCCCCAGCGCCTCGAAGTTGCGAGCGATAAACTCACCGTCGCGGACGCACTCCATCGGCTGCGTTGTCACGAACTCCTCGCCTGCATACGGGCCTGACGTGATGATGAATGTGATGAATGCTAGAAGTTTCATTATCCTGCCTCCGAGATGATTCGCAATAAAGTGTTACGCTGACGCATTGTAGCGGCATCGGCCTCAGCGGCATCGGCGGCGGCATCGGCGGCGGCACGGGCGGCATAGGCGGCGGCATCGGCGGCGGCATCGGCGGCGGCACGGGCGGCATAGGCGGCGGCATAGGCGGCATAGGCGGCATCGGCGACATCGGCGGCGGCATAGGCGGAACGGGCCTGTGACCAGTCTCCGCCAGAAACCAGCGCATCCATTCCCTCTATCACAGGATCAATTACCGCCTGAATGTCCGCTGTGACTGTTGGCAGTGCGCGAAGTTCCGCAGCCAAAAACGCCCAGTGAACCCTTGACAGGTCTTTCCCGTCACGACCAACAGCCTCTGGCAATGCGGCAAAGAATCCCTTTGCATCATCCGCAGGCAGGCGCTCGAAGATGCTTTCTGCAAGGCGCAGCAACGGTTCTGGCAAGCCAAACCTCTCGTGGGCAGGCTTTGGGTCACTGGAGTGTGTCAAGCATCCGATGAAACAGCCTTTATGACCATCCCAGTATTCGCCTTGAATTACGGCATCGGCCTTGATGTGCTTGGCAACCTCAAGCGTCAGGTCTGCGTGATTGCGTGTAAGAATTGTCATTGTGTTCTCTCTTTCTGTTTGATACCCAGCCGAAGCGGGGCGTTTCAATCTCAACTAGGTTGTGGTTGGTCGAGCGTTACCGAATGCGCCACATTTACTTTCACTCGCGCCCCGCACGACTACCTAAAAGCCTCAACATCAACCGCATAGCGTATTTCTGTCAGCGGCCCTACGCTGATGACTGCCCTTGCTGCCTCCCCGCGCTTTGTCAGGTCATCCAACGCCACGGTCACATCAGATACTTCTTGCCTAGTGTTAGAGCCAAGCAATTCCATTGTGACGTGCTGCGCCAACATACTACAGTCGTGGTCTGTCAGAATATCCAGCACGTCCTGATCATCCCAATCTTCCTCAAGCCCTTCCTCTGGCATAACAGGTGCGCCTGTCAGCTTGATTGCCCGCCACGGCGTTGTATCGCGCCTGTCAGCAGCGTTGGGCGCAAGCATTGCCTCATAGTCCTCACCGATGGCCAAATCAAATTGACGTGCCAGTGACGCCGGGATGAACACGCTTTCGCCGGTGTCTGGAATGACGCCAAAAGACGTTCTTGTGTCCAGTATTCCAGTGATGATGATTGTTTTCATTTCATGTCTCCAAAGTTTGGTTTATCTTCTGCACGCCAGTAGCGATATTTTTTGTCGTTTAGCTTTTGAAACTTAATCCCGAACTCCGCTGGCGATGTTCTGAACTTATCGCACCATGATGCCATTGTTCTCATATCAACGCCAACACCTTCAGCCAAATCAGTTGTTCGCGCGTATGGATGCTTTTTCAAATGCGCCCGCACCAATCCGGCCCGGCGCTTCCACTCTGATTTATGCCAATTGTGCTTATCCTTCGTGCATCCGATGTTCTTCGTGTTGCCGTGCGGGCGGTGCAATGATGGAGGGGTCTTGCGCCCGCCCTCATAACTCAAAATTGCCTGACCGATAAGTTCCTCATACCGCGTGGCAATGGTTGGGTGTGTGCTAAATGCTTGGATCATTACAGGCTCCACCCAATAACAAGGAACGAATAAACAATTGCGCAAAACGCAATAAATGCGATGAAGTCGATGAGAAAATCTTTCATTGGGTTTTCCTTTTGGTGTTGTCGGGGCGCTGATTACCAGCGAACCCCAAGTGACGCAAAATATGCTGCGGCGGTGGCATCTGTTTCTGGAATAAAGCTAAAGCAAAGGATGCTTTGAAGTGTGCGCAGCGCCAAGTCGTCAAACTGGCTTTCGTCAGCCTCGCCTTCTGCAATAGTGTCATTGGCATTTTGTGCGGCTAACAATGTGTATTGATACATATCCTGCGGCGCGCTGTCTGATTCTGCTTGTGCGCGGATTGTTTCGAATGTGAGTGTCATATCTTGGTTTCCTTCGTGGTTAATGGGGGCGCTTGGCCCCCGTTTGTTATGCGAAGCGGAAATGACCAGCTTCGATTTTTGCGACAACCCAATCAGCGGCATTTTGATAAGTTCCGCCAAGGCTCTCAACACGCTGCATCGCTGCGACCCTGATCAAAGTGTTTTGACGATCCCAACCGTCATCAGACGCATCAAAAAAGAGTTCGATCATTGTGATGCCTGTGTTTGTTTCAAGTTTTGTCATATCTTGGTTTCCTTCGTGTTTCGTTGTTGGTGCCACCTTTATACACCCAAAACCCCCACCTTCAACCCATTTCTTTCACAAAATCTAAAATACTTGACGACGCGTCCGCAGCGCCCTTGCCCACAATCACATCGTGTCCCACCCCTTCAAGGTATTCAATCATCGCCTTTTGCTCTGGCGACAGACGCCCGCCCTTCACCCGTTTCATCTCAATCCAAAGCGTCCAGGCAGGCACAAACAAGTCAGGGATACCCGCCACAACGCCCTCTTTTTTCAGCATCTGGGCCGTGCTGATGGCCCTATGCCCACCGTTGGGAATGGCGAAAATCAACACGTCAGGAAACCGCTCACGAAACCAATTCACCAGCCCAACCTGTTCCTCATGCTCAGAAGGGTATGTCTCTGAACATTTCTTCAAGGTTCTTGTCGAACGTCTCTTTCTCGGCTTGCGCGGCATAGTTTATCTCCTTGGGTTTGTAATCAAGCTGACATTGCTAATAGGCCATCGCGACAATCTTTTGAAACTTGCCGTCCGGCTGCGTCTTAATGCGGCTGGGCTTTACCCAAGTCTCGCACTCCTCCAGCGCCTCTGCCAGCGTCTTGGCTTTACCCCCCAGAACAGGCAACCGCGCCAGATACTTGCTTGCCGCATAGCCGCCGTGATCGGGACATAGCCACTCATTCACCCGCGTCATCATGCCGTTGTGATACGTCACCTTGAGCGTGTCGGGCTTGCCCTCTTTTCCCTTCCACCGCTCATAAGTCACGTCGTCAACGTCCATCCATTCCGCAACAACCTGCGTCGATAGCATGGCACCATCATAAGACTTCTGCGCGTGGTTCAATGCAGGCGGTGGAAACTGATGCCCGCAGCCGGGGCATACTTGTGTTGCCGTTGGCAGCATCTCTTGGCAATCTGGGCATTGCTTGGCCGGCGCGTCACCGTCACCCCCCGCCCCTTGCCGCTTGGCCTTTACTTGGTCAATAAACCCGTGCCGCTGTACGTTCTGCCCGTAGTCCAGAATAAGACAATCATCCTTGCCCTCAGACAATCGCGTTCCGCGTCCCACCATCTGCACATAGAGGCCCGCCGATAGCGTGGCCCGTACCAGCGCCACCAAATCAACATTCGGCGCGTCAAAGCCCGTTGTCAGGACATTGCAGTTGACCAAGCAACGCACGTTGCCACTCTTAAACCGCTCAATCTTTGAGGCACGTTCCTTTGGCGGGTCTTCCCCAGTCACCACCTCACAAGTGTGACCATATTCGCGGATCCCGTCTGCAAGCATTAGCGCGTGGTCAATCCCAGACGCAAAAACCAGCCAGCTTTTGCGAGCGGCCCCAACTGTCACAATCTCCTCAACAGTTGCGGCCACAAGTTCCGGGTCAGACGCGGCCATTGCCAAGTCGCGCTCAACAAACTCCCCGCCCCGCTTTTTGACGTTGGTCAGGTCAATCTGTTTCAACCCGCCTTTGGATATGACCGGCGACAGATAGCCTTGGTCCATCAGCATCCCGATAGGGATGTCGTAGGCAATGCCGTCAAACAGCGCACCGTCGCCCTTGTGGAGTTCGCCGCTGTCCAAACGGTATGGCGTGGCCGTCAGCCCCACCACCTTCACTTGCGGATTACAAACCAGCAAATCAGCCAGAAACTTTCCATATCTGGTCTCGCTGTTCTTTGGCACCATGTGCGCTTCGTCAATAAGCACCAAATCGGGCGGCGGAACCATATTGTAGGCCCATTGATAAATGCTCTGGATGCCCGCAAACGTGATGGGCTTGTCCAGCCGCTTCTGCCCGATGCTGGCGCTGAAAAAGCCAATGTCAGCGTCAGGATACATGCGCAGCAGTCCCTCGGCCCC